TTAACAACTTTGACTTTGTTTATGCGTCAAGCGGTTATAATCTTGCTCTCAATGCAGTCAGTAAAGAATGTAAGTCACAAGCACTTAAAAAGTGTTTTCCATATTGGAAGTGGAAGATTGGATTCTGGTTTGCAGAAAATCCACAAACAAATCCTTGCGACCAGTGCAATTGGGGATGTGATGATTGGGCTGATGTTAGAGAACTTTATGAAGATATGAATCAACCAATCTTTGACGGTCAAGGAAATAAGATTGCCAATGACATCTATGATTGGGTGAAGCAACTTTATAAAAATGCACCAGCACGATTCTATGTGATTGAACCAATGTCAGCACCAAATGTTAGAATTGGCAATTATGAAGATGATTATAAAACCAAATATCCAAACGGTGCATTCATTAATGAGTATTGTCTTGTTTGGGGTAGAGATGATTTCTTAAAAGATTGGAAGGACTTTCCAGATGATGTAGCAACATGGATGTTTGATGATGTGAATCCAGATGGATTTGTAGATCGTAATGACTTCTATTATAATTCTGGTCTTGATGCTGCAAACTGCATGTATAAGAGACAATATCCACCCGATCCAAATACAAGTTACTTTTCTGAGTTAATAAAAAGAATCAAAAAGTTATTTTCTAAATAACTACTTAATCTAGTTTTATCGTATGAAATGATACAGGACATATTGGGTGTACATCACATTGCAGAATTGTGTGAATGTAATTCGGATCTTTTAAATAATTCTGAACACATCAGCAATGCTTTGAGGGAGGCAGTTGAAGTTGCAAATGCGACACTGTTGGAAGAAGTTAAGTATGAATTTACCCCACAAGGAATTACTGCTGTTTGTTTATTATCTGAAAGTCACATTAGCATTCACACTTGGCCTGAGAAAAGATATGCTGCCGTAGATATTTTTACGTGTGGAGATCATACAATGCCAGATAAAGCTTGCCAACATTTGGTAAATGCATTACAATGTAACAAGAGCAACATCACAGTTCTAAAACGAGGAGTATGAAATTTACAGTTTATTCAAAGGATGGTTGTCCATACTGCACAAAAGTTCAGCAAGTGTTAGAAACAACTGAGTTACAACACGTTGTTTATAAGTTAGGAAAAGACTTTACTCGTGAAGAATTTTATGCCGAGTTTGGTCAAAGATCTACCTTCCCTCAAGTGATTTGTGATGACAAAAAACTTGGTGGATGTATAGATACTGTTAAATACCTTAAAGAAAATAATTTAGTTTAATGGAAGAGTTTTGTGGAGTTGTGGAAAAATCTATTGACTATGTTTTTTCTCAGAACATTTATTCGTTAAATTTTTATGAATATTTAAAATCAAGTAAGGCAACTAAAAAACAAACTCAAGATTTTATTGAAAGTGCCACAGCAGCAAATCTAAGCAATCTCATAATGGACTTGGATGATTATTTGGAAGGAGGTTCCGATGAAATTCATAAACAATTGAGAGAAGCATACGGTCATTTGTCTAAACCTCATGCAAGAAAAATCAGAAATTATTTGTATAAAATTTTAGAGGATGCTTGGAAGTATGAGAAAAGCAAAAGGCCAGGAAGAAAGAAACTCACATCTAAATAAAGGTGTAGAACTTTTACTTAGATATCAGGAGAAGAAAAAACCAGAACAAAAAATTTTTGGTTTTAGATTTAATCGTGTTATTCTAAATCGTAGAATACATTTTGAATTTATGATAACAAAACCAAAATGTTCCTGGGAGAAAATAAATGTCTGAGTTAACCTTAACTATTTCAGTACTTGTCACAATTCTTTTCTTTTTTGTTGGAGGTGTGATAGGATGGTTAGCAAGAGAGAATGTTATGACTAAACAAATAAATTATCATCCAGAAATGTTTGATAATAATGGAAATCTAATACCAGATGAAATCATCGCTTTTAGATTTGAAAATTCAGAAGAACTCTACGATTACGACGACGAAGATTAATTAATTGGAGGTTATTATGCCAGCACCCGCGACAGTTGCACTGCCACCTAATCCATTGGTAAGTGAGGTACTTGAATTTATTTCTAAGAAAAGAACCAAGGCAGAAAAGATTAAAGCACTTAAAGATTTTGAAAGCCCTGAACTTAAATCTATTTTGATTTGGAACTTTGACGAAAGCATTGTGAACATGCTTCCAGATGGTATTCCACCTTATAGACCAAATGAGGCACCAAAAGGAACCGAACATACTTATCTTTCACATGAATACAAGATTCTTTATAATTTTTTGAAAGGTGGTAATGATCAATTACGCCCAATGAAAAGAGAAGAACTTTTTCTTCAACTTCTAGAAGGTCTTCATGCTGAAGAATCGGAAGTTATTTGTTTGGTAAAGGATCGCAATCTTAATAAAAAGTATAAGATAACCAAAGAGGTTGTATCTGAATCTTATCCTGATATTGTATGGGGAAATCGTGGAGGTTAAGATGACTAAAACTAAAGTCAAAGAAACTACAATGAAAGAAGAAAAATTGTATTGGACAAAGGAAGAGATTGAATCCGTTCCTGTCAGTTATGGATGTGTCCTAATTAAAGAAAGAGCAACTTTGGAAGAGCAACATAATAAGAAACTTCCTACAGATGTGTATAGAATTTTCTATAAAGTTCAAGATAAAATTCATTGTGACATGGTAAGAACAAGTCGTAAGGTAGATTTGTTTGACATGTATTATGATAAGTTTGGTCCTGGAGTTATTCAGAAAATTGATTGGGGGTATGGTACAATCAACCCAAAGTCCTGGGATTATGTCTCCCCAGAAATCAAAAAGAAACGTAGTAGGTAATTTGTATGAGTGAGGGGTTTTCAAATAAACAAGTTGAATCTTTTCTGAGTGAAGTTAATAAAATCACAAAGGATTATAAAAAAATTAAAAAGTACATGAAGACTAATTACTTTGAGATTCAAAAATTGAATGGTACTGAAAAAATTGTAAACGATCTTTTGAATAAATACTACAAGGAAGAAAAGTAGTAGGTAAATGAAAACTTATAGGGAATTTATTGCTGAGGTTAATGCGGCTCATCCTGACATTGCAAATCAACCAGAATTTCAAAAAAAAGTAGAAAAAATTCTTAAGCAAAGAAGGACTGCAAGATCTGCCGCGCAAAAAATTCCTTCAACAACTTCTGGTACAAAACCACAACCAACTCAGGGTCAACCATTTAAACCAACTGGAAAACCAGGATCACCAGGGAACGTACAAACTGGTTACAAAAAACCTGGATTTAAAACTCCAAATGTGAAAGTTCCGACAGGAGTTAAAAACGTTGCAGGTTTTGCTGGAAGAGCAGCTGGTCCTGCATTAACTGCTGTTGATGCTGCATTAACTTATAAGGGTAGAAGATCTGAAGGTGAATCTAGAAAGAGAGCTGCAGCGGGAACTGCTGTAGAAGTTGGAAGTGGACTCGCTGGAGCTGAACTTGGTGCCCAGGGTGGTGCTGTCATAGGTGGTACACTTGGATCAATTGTTCCTGGCCCAGGAACTGCTATTGGTGCTGGTGTTGGTGGATTGGTTGGCGGCGGTGTTGGTTATGTTGCTGGATCTGAGGTTGGTAAAAAAGCATTTGATGTTGCTGCTGGTGCAACTCCACAGCAGAAGAAAGCAATGGCAACTGCAAATCGTCAACGTCAAGCAGGGACTGGCATTGTAGGAACTGGTGGTCCAACTAAAGTTGATACCAAGAAAAATACAATTACTACTGGTGGTAAGACTGTTGCACTTCCTAAGATGCAAGTGAATCCTCAAACTGGTAAAGCAGGATACCTTGCTTATAAAGGTGGTCAAGCAACCTACAAGACTGCTGCAGATCCTTCAACTCTTGCCAAGACTTCTAGTAATCCTTTAGAAAGACTTGGTAGAACGATCAATCCAGGTGCTTATGCAAAACAAGATGCAGCAGCAAAAGCAGCACAATTAAAACAAGCACAGGCAGGAACAGCATCTTATAAAAAGTCACTAGGTATTAAATAATCATAAATAATAGAAAAGTTAAAGTGGAAGCAATGGAATTAACTTACGAACAATATGCTGAATTAATGGATGAATTAGTTGCAGAAGGTTATGATGTTCTAGAAGCATCTGAAATGATTTTCAATGGGCAACTTGATGAGGCTGGAAATCCTGGTGGAGTTTTGGCCCAACAACAAAGATTGCAACAATCTGCTCAAAATTATGCCAGAACTTCATCTGGTGGAACACTAGGTGCTGGCGGTGGTCAAGCTGCTATGAGAGCTTTACAAGCAAAGGGTGTTGATCCGAGATCTGCATACGCAAGAGTTTATACTCAAGGTCAAAAAAATATAGAACAGGCAGGAAGACAACCAGCACAATCTACTGGAATGTATGGTAGATATGCCCCACCATCAATGCAGCAAAGAACTCCTGCTCCTACAGCACCTGCAAGACCTGCTGCTGCCCCTGCCGTTAGACCCGCTGCTTCCCCAGCACCAGTTGCTGCAAGACCTGCTGCCGCCCCTGCTAGCACTCCTACAAGACCTGCTGCTACTCCATCTGCAAAAGTTGATACTGCCCCTGCAGCAAAACCAGCAGGATCACCAATGCAACAGTGGGCAGCTGCCAATCCAAAACTTGCAGCTGCCGCTGCTGAAAGATCAAGAACCAGAGGAACAAGTGCAACCACTAATCCTCAGATGGCAGATCTGAAGTCTCGTCTTCCTGCTCCATCTTCCCCATCACCATCTACAGCATCAACTGGATTTAAACTTGCTAAGCAAGGAGTAGATCTTTCTAAAACAAATAAGCAAAAGATTAATGCTGGAATGGAAATTCAAGGTGATAAACTTCAAGAAGAACTGAAAGGAGATGGTTATGGTGGAAGTGCCAGACCAGACTCTCTGCTAGATGCATATCAATCAATCTACAAATCTTGATCTCTGGGGGAATTGACTTTCCCCCTTTTTTTGTCTATAATAGTGTGAGAACTTTTTGTAACATGGACAGACAAAAACTTAAATTGATTGTTCGTAATCTTGAACTTCTTGTTGATAGTTTAAAAGATGAGATCAATTCGGATGAAATTCCACAACTTAATTACGAAGAAATTGCACCCTATCTAGAAGATTATGATGAGGTGTATGATGAAAATGAAGAGGAAAAACTAAATGGTTTATGAAGATTTAACGAAATTTGAAAGAGCACTTGCTCGGTTTGGAGATAAGGTTCAGTATGTAGTTGGACTAGAAATTGGTAATAAAATTTCTCCAGAGACTGCTTATCAAGAAATAAAGGAAATGTTGAAGGAATTGAAAAAAATTCGCAAAGAAGAAAAAGATTTTTGGGAGGAATGATGACATCAAAAGTTAAACTCATTGCAATCACTCAAGGTGCTGGAGATCTTATTAATAGGAATGCACAAGAGGTAATCTCTTACATTGCTCGCGTAAGTAATCCAAACAACCAATTGAACTTTGATACTTCTGCTGGTCTGCTTAAGTATTGTATCAAGCATGAACACTGGAGTATCTTTGAACATGCTTTTATGACACTTGAGATTAATACCACTCGTGGTATTGCTGCTCAAATTTTACGTCATAGGTCCTTTACATTCCAGGAATTTTCTCAGCGGTATGCGGATACCAATCTCCTATCTGACAAACCAGAACTTCCTGATCTTCGTAGACAGGATACAAAGAATCGCCAGAATTCTATTGATGATTTTGGTGATTATGTAAAACTTGGTATGCAGGGAGAGATACAAGAGTATTTTAATCAAGGTCAGACTTTGTATAATAGTCTTCTTGATAGAGGTGTTGCAAAGGAATGTGCTCGCTTTGTACTTCCTCTGGCAACACCTACCAGAATCTACATGACAGGATCTTGTAGGTCATGGGTACATTACATCAATCTTCGTTCTGCAAATGGAACACAAAAGGAACACATGGACATTGCAGAAGATTGCAAATGTTTGTTTATTTGCCAGTTTCCTGATGTTGCTAAGGCACTTGAGTGGGACAGGTCTGATGATTGTCCAGAGTGCTTAGATGCTCCTTCAATTACTATAGAATAAATAGTACACAATTATAATTAAAAAAATGTCAGTTAATTATTCTTGGAGTATAACTTCATTAAACTGTGTAGAACAAGAGAATACCTTAGAGAATGTTGTAAAGTCGATTGATTGGAAACTTGTTGCATCAGATACTCATAACGAAAAAGTAATTGATTCTTATGTAGTTGGTAATACCTCAGTTTCAAATCCAGACGAAATTAATTTCATTAATTTTTCAAACTTAACACAAGAACAAATTGTTACTTGGGTTGAGCAAACAATTCCAGCAGAAGAACTTGAAATCTATAGAAATTATCTTGCAGGTAAACTTGATCTACAAAGAGTCGTAGAAACCGTGTCATTACCTTTCCCTTGGGATCAATAAATATTAGCGTGTATTGAATTAATTTATGGCAACTTATCCAGTTTATAATAAAGTCACTGGTGAACAAAAAGAAGTGAGCATGAGTGTTCACGAATGGTCCCAGTGGAAAAAAGATAATACAGATTGGGATAGAGATTGGTCTGATCCATCCACTTGTCCTGGTTCAGGAGAAATTGGAGAGTGGAAAGATAAATTAAATAAAAAAAATCCTTCTTGGAATGAAGTTTTGAAAAAAGTTGGAAGAGTCCCTGGTTCAAGAGTAACGAAAAACTAATGGCAAGAAGAAAAAGAAGTAATGAACTCCAACCAATCGGAGTTGGCATGACGGCAAAGCAAATGAAAAGACGTAAACCAATCAATGTAGATCTATTAGTAGACATTGATCCCCTCACTGAAAATCAAAAACGATTGTTCGATGCATACGCAGACAATAAGCATTTGTTTGCTTATGGTTGTGCAGGTACTGGTAAAACTTTTATCACACTTTACAATGCTCTTCGTGATGTTTTGAATGAGTACACACCATTTGAAAAAATTTACATCGTTCGTTCTCTAGTCTCTACAAGAGAGATTGGTTTTCTTCCTGGAGATCATGAAGATAAGTCTGCACTTTATCAGATTCCCTACAAGAACATGGTCAAATACATGTTCCAGATGCCAAGTGATGCAGACTTTGAAATGCTCTATGGCAATTTGAAAGCACAAGAAACTATTAAGTTCTGGAGTACTTCTTTCATTCGCGGAACGACAATTGATAATGCGATCATTGTCGTTGATGAATGTCAGAACTTGAATTTTCATGAACTTGATAGTATAATTACAAGAGTTGGCGACAACTGTAAAATTATGTTCTGTGGTGATGCAACTCAAACAGATTTGACAAAGACATATGAAAGAAATGGTATCTTAGATTTCATAAAAATTATTAGAAACATGAATAGTTTTGATGTAATTGAATTTGGAATTGATGATATTGTTCGTTCTGGATTAGTCAAAGAATACATTGTTAACAAAATTGCTTTAGGTATGTAATGCGGTTTATTCATCATAATTTTTTAGGTGATCTTGAATTAGAAAAGAAAGAAACTAATGGGATGCGCCTCTATAATCTCCCTAATGGAGATTGGGTGCCTTCCATTACTTCTGTCACAAGTTTCTATAATCGTCAAGTCTTTTTAGAATGGCGAAATAAAGTTGGTGAAGAAAAGGCAAACCAGATCACTCGTCAGGCAACTTCAAGAGGAACAGATTTCCATTTAATTTGTCAGGACTATCTTGAAAACAAAGAACTAGACTGGAATGATTATCAACCAGCATCTAAGTTTATGTTTCATCACGTAAGACCAGAACTGGATAAGATAAATAATATTCATGCCATCGAAAGATCTCTGTATAGTGAGTATCTTGGAATTGCTGGAAGAGTAGATTGTATAGCAGAGTATGATGGCGAACTAGCAATCATAGACTTTAAAACTTCCAGCAAGATAAAACCAGAGGAATGGATTCAGCAGTATTTTGTTCAAGAAACTGCATATGCTTGCATGTACTATGAACTGACGGGTATTCCTGTTAAAAAGTTAATTACATTGATGGTAACTCCGAATGGAGAGTTCAAAGTATTTGACAAAAGAAACAAAGACGATTATATTAAGTTATTAGTCAAATACATTAAAGAGTTCGTAAAAAATTCAGGTTACTAATGGAAGATTTATTAGCAAAAGAGTTAGAAAAAAAGTTTTTATGCTCATCAAGATTTGCACAGGAAATTGAAAGAATAGTTCAGAATGATAAGAGTACATACATTGACTCGATCATTTATTTCTGTGAAAAAAATAACATTGATCTTGAATCTGTTTCAAAACTGATCTCCAAACCGCTTAAGGATAAGATTAAGAATGAAGCAATGGAACTTAATTTTCTCAAAAAAACATCTAGAGCAAAATTGCCTTTATGAAAGTGACTCCTTTTGATGTCTATAAAACATACTTGTCATTAAAAAACCATTTTACGAATGAATCTTATGATTATTTTAAGTATTATGGGAAATCCAGAGCAAGTGTAAATTCTTTCAACAAAAGGAAAGATCGTTACTTCTTCGAAAGATGTTCTAGAAAGATGTCTGACGATCAGGTTGTTGAATTTTTCCTATCTAACTTTATTGTTTGTGATGATCCTCAAAAAGTTTGGATAGGAGAGTTAATTCAAGCAGGAGAAACCAACTACTTAGATTGGAAGAAAAAAAATCAAAGTCTTACCTATGTTTTCTGCAATGAAGTAGAAGCAGTGTTTGCAGATAAAAGTTTTGATTCAATGTTTGAATGTAAAAGTGGGCAGCACCCAGAAATTTTAAAGGAATATCTTCGTAAAAATCTTTCATTAGAAACCTTAACGATTTTAGATCAACTCCTATCTTTTTCTAATAAATTTGATAGAATTCTTACAGACTTGGTGTGGAAAACCGTTAGTCATAAAATCAAAAAATACCGTCCATTCATGGTAAATATTGATAAGTTAAAATTTAAGTCCCTATTAAGGGAGAGAGTTAATCAATGAGTAAATTTTTTGAATCCGAAATAGTTCGTAAAGAATTTGAAGAAATTTATCAATTACAAAAGAGACTTCAGCAAGTTTTTATTTCTCTTCCAAGACTTACTATAGAAGAGAAACAAGAATTTATCAAACTTATGCTCTTGCTTGTAGATAAGCAAGAGATTATGTATTTTAGAATGAAGTTGTCAAATGATCCAGAAAGTATAGAAATGATAGAAAAAATTAAAGAAAGTGCTTTTCTCATGGGACTTTCTCCAACAATGTCTTTAGATGAATTGTTTCCTAAGATGAGAAAAACACTAGAAAAGTTGGAAAAAACACTTGACAGGGAGAGTGATATGTAGTATTATTCTTCCTGGAATCCCCCGAATCCAAATTATCCGAGGTAATCTAATGTCTTTTTCAGATCTTAAAAAACAATCCAAACTTGGTTCTTTGACTGCCAAACTTGTCAAAGAAGTTGAAAAGATGAACTCTGTAAGTTCGTCTTCTGATGACCGTCTTTGGAAACTTGATGTTGATAAAAGTGGAAACGGTTATGCCGTAATTCGTTTTCTTCCTGCTCCAGAAGGAGAAGATCTTCCATTTGTGAAACTGTATTCTCATGCATTTCAAGGTCCTGGTGGTTGGTATATTGAAAACTCTCTGACTACTGTTGGTCAGAAAGATCCTGTGTCTGAGTATAATACGCAACTTTGGAACAATGGCACTGATGCTGGTAAGGAACTGGCACGTAAGCAGAAGCGCAAACTGACTTACATCAGCAACATTTACGTTGTGAAGGATCCTGCTAATCCTCAGAACGAAGGTAAGGTCTTCCTGTATAAGTACGGTAAAAAAATCTTCGATAAGATTGCTGCTGCGATGCAACCTGAGTTTGAAGATGAGCAAGCAATTGATCCATTTGATTTCTGGCAGGGTGCCAACTTCAAACTGAAGGCAAAGAACGTTGCTGGTTATCGTAATTATGATTCCAGTGAGTTTGCTGCTGCTGCTATTCTACTGGACGATGATGATGCAATGGAAGCAATCTGGAAGAAGCAGTACTCTCTTTCTGAGCATGTTGCTGCTGATCAGTTCAAGACCTATGATGAACTGAATAAGCGTCTGAGTTATGTTCTTGGTAGCAAAGGTTCCCGTCGTGTGGACGAAGAAGTTGCCGAAGAGGAAGAGTATTCTCGCGGTCCTGCACCAAGTCTTGATGATGATCTTCGTGCTGAGTTGAACAGTCTTAAACCTTCGGTGTCACAACCAGTTGATGAAGATGAAGATGATGCTCTTTCTTTCTTTCAAAAACTTGCTGAAGATTGAGTCAATTCGAAATTGAAAAATAAAACCAAATATGGCGGAAAAAATTTCCGCCATATTTTTTTGCCACAAAGGTCGCTATGGTTGAGTAATTCTTGAATTCTCAGTTTTCTTAAGACGGGGAGAAATAAATTGCGATCCTTCTCCATACTCCATAACTTTCCTCATATCATCAATAATTGTAGGTACAAATTTAGATTTGATGATGTTAATGTTTCTTTTCGCGTCATTTAATCTGACTTCATAATCATAGTAAGTGATTCCTACGATTTCAGATTTAGTGATAATTTCTTTATTGTCTATGTAACGAAGTGAATAATCTGATGAAACTACAAGACCCTCTGGTTGTATTAATCTATTGTTGGAGTCTTTAATCTCCTTTGTTTCATAGTGATGAATTTGCTGTAATTGATTATCAGTATATTTTTGATGTAAATACAATTCTAGTTGTTGATTTGATAATGGCCATTGATTTCTGATGTTGATAATTCCATTCATTATTAAAATAATCCAATCTAAACAAGGATCACCATAAAATTTATAGGCAACTTGGTCAGGTCTTTCATCTCCTTCAATTTGATACTGATCAAAATTAACAAATGAACCAAGAATGTCTGATCTAATTTTTGCTGCTTTGAAAATGTTTTTGACTGTTACATAGTCAAATACTGAAGTTCTTTGACCACTTAAATCTGGATACTGTAAATCTGGAAATTGACGGAAATACGAATTTGAAAATTGAAATTCGTTGTATGGGGAGTATTCTTGAATTGCCATTTTAGTAACCTACATCGTCTCCAGAGTATTTGTTTTGGTCTTCATCGTAAATTGGTTGTAATTCAGTGAATTCTAATTGAATTCTTACTGCAACTGGTTGCGAATCTTCATAGGCAACCCACATACCATCAGGAGCAGAATCTGTAGTGATTCTTTTCAGTGCCATGTCTTTGAATTTATTAACTGATTTATTATTATTTTTTGTTTTATACTCTAATCCAAAAATGTCTGGAGTTCCCAAAAGAGCATTATTTAATTTTTTAGGTGCTACTCCATCTTTAAAGAATTTGATAATTCTACGAATGTTTGCACCTTCATCCTTGTTTCTTGCAACTAAGATGTATGAAAATGTAAACTGCCTTAAATCTGGACCTCTGAACAGCAATTCGGCATTTGGGTTTGCGATATTGCCAGTTGTTCTTGCTAATAATTCATCTGGGCTAATGTTGCTTCCAAGTAAACTGACACCTTGCGCTGCAAAATACGCACCAGCAAC